AATGGCAGCGACCATCATTGATACAGAAGAGCGTCAGGACGACGACACACAATTTGACTCATTGGAACCTGTAGAGGCAGTAGAGGCACAGCCAGAAGCTCCTGTAGAGGCAGCCCAAGAGGAAACCGAAGAAGCTATCCCTGATAAATATCAAGGCAAATCTGTTGCAGAAATCGTAAGAATGCATCAGGAAGCTGAGAAGTTATTGGGGCGACAGTCTTCAGAAGTAGGCGAATTGCGTAAAGTCGTGGATAGTTATATCCAGACACAACTCTCTAATGAAGCACCTGAGACCGAAGAAATTGATTTCTTTGATGACCCTCAAACAGCAGTAAGTAAGGCTATTGAGAATCATCCTAAGATCAAAGAAGCTGAGGCAATGTCTAAGCAGTATCGTCAACAAGATACTTTTGGACGTTTGCAACAGAAATATCCAGACTTAATGGAAACTGTTCAAGATAACAATTTCCAAGAATGGATTAAATCTTCTAAGATTCGTACACAACTTTACATGATGGCAGATCAACAGTTTGACTATGATGCTGCTGATGAATTGTTAAGTACTTGGAATGATCGCAAAGGCACTGCTAAAGCTACTGCTGAAGCTGAGAAACAATCACGTAAGCAAGCTGTAAAGGAAGCTTCTACGGGTAACGTTCGAGGCACTGGGGAGACTTCTAAGAAGATCTATCGTCGGTCTGACATTATTAAACTGATGAAAACCGACCCAGATCGATACCAAGCTTTGTCTGATGAGATTATGACAGCATATCGTGAAGGTCGTGTTAAATAAACTTCTTTAGGAGAAATTAAACATGGCAACTTCTACTTATCCCGCTACTGGCGGCGTAGTCGACAATACTTCAGCAGCAGTCTTTATTCCAGAAATCTGGAGTGATGAGGTCATTGCGGCATACGAAAAGAACCTCGTATTGGCTAACCTAGTCAAGAAAATGTCTATGCAGGGCAAGAAAGGTGATACCATTCACATTCCAGTTCCTGTTCGTGGTACTGCAAACGCTAAGGTTGAAAACCAAGCAGTTACTTTGCAGAACAACGTTGACACTGAGATCACTGTTTCAATCAACAAGCACTTCGAGTACTCTCGTTTAATCGAAGACATCACCGACGTACAAGCTTTGGCTTCATTGCGTCAGTTCTACACTGGTGACGCAGGTTACGCATTGGCTAAGAACGTTGATGACTCTTTGTTCACTGAAGCAACTGGCTCATTCTCAGCATTCTACAACGACGGTGGTACTACCACTACTGCATACGCTGCAGACACCGTAGCTGCTGCTGACGTGTTCTCAGACGGCTTCTTGCGTGACATGATCCAGAAGTTGGACGACAACGACGTACCTATGGACAACCGTTTCTTGGTTATCCCTCCTGCACTTCGCAACGAGATCATGGGTATCGACCGTTACGTATCTTCTGACTTTGTATCTGGTCAACCAGTACAGAACGGTAAGATCGGTAACTTGTACGGTGTAGACGTTTACGTTTCATCTAACGTACCTACCATTGAAGCTGCTGCTGACAACGCTGCAGGTGGTGACGTTCGTGGTGCAATCTTGGCACACAAAGATGCACTAGTACTTGCAGAGCAAGTTGGTGTACGTTCACAGACTCAATACAAGCAAGAGTTCTTGGGCACTCTCTACACTGCAGACCGTTTGTACGGTGTAGAAACCTTACGTGCTGACTCAGGCTTCGTAATGGCTGTAAACGGCTAATATAGCCCCTTAAGCCCCCTTGGAGTTCCTTGGGGGCTTTCCTCTATTTTCTATACTAATTCTTATCAGGAGATAGCATGGCTATTTATCGTGGCTCAGGTGGTTCTACTTCCACTACAGATCAAGCAACAATTGACCAAGTAGCAGAAGACGCAGCAACTGCAACCACTAAAGCAACCGAAGCGGCTAATTCTGCATCTTCAGCAGCTACCTCTGCATCTTCTGCTTCTACTTCTGCAACGAATGCAGCTTCTAGCGCATCGTCTGCATCTTCTTCTGCGTCTAGTGCATCTACTAGCGCATCTAACGCTTCTACTAGCGCATCTAACGCTTCTACTAGCGAAACAAATGCAGCTACCTCAGAAACTAACGCTTCTACTTCAGAAACTAATGCAGCAGCTTCAGCAGCCGCAGCACTCTCATCTAAAGCCTTAGCTCTTGACGCACAAACTGCAGCAGAGACTGCAGAGTCTAACGCATCTGATCATGCCGATGATGCTGTTAAGACAGCCTATGGTGCTGAGGATGTCCTTCAGACTCTCTCTGATTCTTCTACTTTATACTCAGCACGTCATTACGCAGCTAAGGCATCTGCTGACTCAGCAACTGCAACCACTAAAGCATCTGAAGCATCTTCTAGTGCCAGTGCAGCAGCATCATCTGCATCTGCAGCTCAAGCAGCAGAGGATGCAGCTTTAGCAGCTCTAGACTCGTTTGATGATCGTTATCTTGGTCAAAAGACTTCTGATCCTTCTACTGACAATGATGGTGATGCTCTTGTTGCAGGTGCTTTATATTACAACACTACTGACGATATAATGAAAGTATATGATGGTAGTGTTTGGGTAGCCGCCTATGCATCACTTTCAGGTACTTTAGTTGCTGCTAACAATCTTTCAGATCTAACTTCTGTATCAGCAGCACGAACTAACTTAGGTTTAGGTACAGCAGCTACTACAGCGTCTACTGATTACGCTACAGCAGCTCAAGGTACTTTAGCAGACTCTGCGTTGCAAGACATTACCGGTGAGTCAATTGAAGATTTATCTGACGTAGCAACCATGACTCCTACAGATGGTCAGTTGTTGACTTGGGATTCTACTACGTCTAAGTGGAATGCTGAAGATGCTCCTGTATCTCTTCCAGACCAAACTGGTGCTTCTGGTTACTATTTGACTACTAATGGCACTTCAGCATCTTGGGATGCTTTAGCTACTGTAGCAAACTCAGGTGCATACTCTGATCTTTCTGGTACTCCTACTAACGTATCTACCTTTACTAACGACTCAGGTTATTTAACTTCTTATACCGTAACTGAATCAGATGTTACGACTCATGAAGCAGCATTGTCAATTACTGAGTCACAAATTACTGATCTAGGTTCTTATCTAACTACTGAAACAGATCCTGTAGTTGGTGCTGTTAGTGGTATTGTTAAAGCTAACGGCGCAGGTACTATTAGTGCTGCTGTAGCAGGTACTGACTACTTGACCCCTACTGGTGACGGCTCAAGCTTAACAGGCATTTCTACAGATCTTGTTGGTGACACTACTCCACAACTTGGAGGTGACTTAGATACCAATGGTAACGCTATTGATTTTGGTGCTTCTGGTTGGTCTATTGCTCTTAGTGGTACTGACTTAGTATTTAGTTATGGTGGCGTTGCAAAGATTAAGTTTGCCTCAGATGGTGAGATTGTAACTGTTGATGATGTAACAGCGTTTGGTACTGTTTAAGGAATAACAATGACATTACAAAGTTCAGGTCCAATTAGTATCTCAGATATGCTAACTGAGTTTCCACCTCAGTACGCTATTTCATATCTTGTAATTGCCGGTGGTGGCGCAGGTGGTTACAACTACGGTGGCGGTGGTGGTGCCGGTGGTTATCGCAGCTCATACGCATCTGAATCATCAGGTGGTGGAGGCTCAACAGAAACGCCATTAACTGTTTCTCCGGATGGTTCAGTTTTAACCGTAACTATCGGTGCAGGAGCGGCAGCTAGTACCACTAATACTACATCAGCAGACGGTTCTAATTCTGTTTTTAGCACAATCACTGCAACAGGCGGTGGTGGTGCAGGACATACAGGCAACAATGGTCGCACTGGCGGTTCTGGTGGTGGTGGTAGTCAATCAGGTGGCTCCGGTGGTTCTGGTACTTCTAATCAAGGTTACGCCGGTGGCAATGGCGCAGGTTCCTCATATTCATCGTGTGGCGGTGGCGGCGGTGGTGCTAGTGAAGTAGGCGCAGTCGGTGTTGCAGGAGCTAGTGTTGGTAATGGTGGTGACGGTGGTGATGGTGTTCAATCATCAATTACTGGAACAGCTACATATCGTGCAGGTGGCGGCGGTGGCGCAGGTTTCCGCACAGGTTCTACTGGTGGTGATGGTGGTCTTGGCGGCGGTGGTGATGGTCAAGCTGCAAGAAACACAGCACCATACGCCGTAGCAGGTACAGCTAACACTGGCGGCGGTGGCGGTGGCGGTGCAAACGATAATGCCGGTGCAGCCGGTGGTTCCGGTGTCGTTATTCTTCGTATGCCAACGGCTAACTACTCAGGCACTACTACTGGTTCACCTACCGTTACAACCGATGGTGATGACACTATTTTGACGTTTACCTCGTCAGGTTCGTACACTTCGTAAGGGTTTAACATGGCAAACGATAACTTAAGTGAGTTTTACGCAGGTGGTAATAGAGTACCATCAGGCACAGCAGGTAATAGTGGTGCAATCCCATCATCAGGTGAAATTTCAATTGGGGATTTTTATGGTGCTCCTGCAAATTTAATTACATCAGCCACTGGTGGTACTGTTACAACTTCTGGTGATTATAAGATTCATACTTTTACTTCATCAGGTACTTTTACTGTATCTAGTATTTTAGGTAATCCTACTGTTGA